TATATGATTGTCAATTTTCGTGGCCTGATCAGCTCAGTCTATTGTCATGAATTATATCGGAAAACAATATTAAAATTCTTGGTTCATCAATAATATCTCATTTGATATAAACTTCCGCGGGTTCGAATCCCGCCTATAGCACGTTCCGATAGCTCAAATGGAAGAGCGGGTGGCCCTTTAGCTGCCTGGTTCTGGGTTCGAATCCCAGTCGGAACACTGACTTCCATATTAGGCGCCGCGCGGCCCTACGCCCGCTCAAGTGTGCCTGGTGTGTCATATTAAAGATTTGTGAAAGTGTTGGAAAGGTAGCTCCTGGAAAGCATGGAAACAGTCTTCAAGATGTATTATATTTATATTTACCCAGGGGGCTCCGGCGGGTGAGTCCCTGAATGGAATAGGCATAGGAGATTCGCTACCTCCCGTGACCGAAAAATTCGTGTGAATGATGTAATGAAGTATAAATATGTAATGGGTTCAATTCCTATTAGATATTTTTTACCATTAGTTAATTAAATATAATCTTCTTTTTCAGTGGCATATTTGTCTTCTTTTTTATCTATGATTAATCTAAAAGGTTTACCACAGCCATGAATTAATCCTTCATTAAATAATCTATCACATTCTTCTTTACAAAAATGTGGATCTATCTGTTCATTATTAGATTTATATACACCGTGTCTAAAAATTTTACAATTAAAATCTTTTTCATTAATTATAATTAAACTTTCACAATTAGGACATTTCACTAATATATTTGCCATTTATAAAAAAAAACATTTTTTTTTTGTCTTTTGTTTTAATTGTTTTTTCGTTGTGTTTAAATTTTTGTCTATAAGTTTGAATGTTATGCGTGCATGCGAGATACAAAATCGGTGACGTGGTTTTGTCCCCACAGACAATGCGGTCCGATGGTAACTGTGACCCGAGCCATACCCGTCCCGAAGGGAGTAATATCAACTTCGGGTAGATCGGTTTTCCATGTGTCATCGTATATCTTTTCTTTAAGATTAAGAATGTTCTTTCCATTCTTGCCTATGATGACGCCAATAGATTCGTGATCGCACGGGATATCATATACATATGACTCTCCCAAAATCATCTGGTCCAAATTCTTCTCAGATGCGGCGCATAATACCTGAGAGTAAGATACCAACATTGCAGATGTGTCCAGTTTCGGATGAATCTTAGTCACGCGCCACAAATTCTTGCCGAGCGGGTGGTATTCCATATCCATGAGATAGAAATCGTGTAGATTACAGGTATTTTTAATCACGTTTTCTGGAATGAACACATCTGCGGGACCATCCGTCATAGTGCCGAAACAAAACTTTGCGAAATACGGTTTTGACGTAATGCGGACGATATTAGTCGTAGTCGTTGGCATCCGGTCAGGCTCACAGTGTAATCGAGTCTGACCATCTAGATCGCGTTGCCACATATCGTCGATTTCATCGAGAATATCTTCGTGCGCATCACCTTCCTGTTCAGCGACCATTAGAAGAAACTCAATGTCGTCAGCGACCGATTTCACCTGAGGTGAACAGGCCAACACTGCAATTTGTAGCCAAGTCGGGATATCCGGAGCCCGGTTGGTCTTGTCGCAAGGCAGGACGGAACGCGGAGTAAGAACACCTATCTCGCGTGCTTTCTCCTCGTCTTCCTTAGTGATCTCAGGAACAAATACGTCAATCGTGTCCTCATTTCTGAAGGTGCGAGAATCGGTGGAGTACGCAAGGATCATTGCCATATTGTAATAAGGTTATATTGTGCTGTGTAAGATATTATCGTGTATGTAAATTTTTTCAATTTGGATTGTAATTTTGAATGAATAATAAAATCAAATTTATTCTCCGGATATTCTGTTATATTGATATGATCATTTATGCGTTCTGATAATAAATTTAATTTTGAGAATAAATTTGATTTCGAGATTGAGGAATATTCATACATCAAAACCTACCTGCTTTACATAAATCGCAGAACTCGAACAAACTTTCGTACTTACAACCTACATCACTTACGTGAACTATGGCATCTCAGCCCACCCCTACAATTAAGATCACTCTTCCGATTGAGGCCGGAGATATCGGTCATTTCATTGGTCCCAAGGGCGCATCTTTGAGAAACCATGTAGTCAAGAAATCTGTTGCCATCTATAAGTCTGAGAATGACGTGGATGAACAGACAAAAGTCTCCATGAATATCAAGATTGCACCTGAGGGTCAATGTATTGTCGCGGTCGTCACTGCTGAAAACACTGATCTTCTTGAAATCATTAAGAAGAACATCGTCAAGCACGCTGACATCTTCATGAAGAAAAAGGCTAATGCCGGTAAGCCCAAGGTCGTCAAGATCTTCTTCAAGACCCGCATGGAGAATCATCATCAAGGCAAGTATGTTGGTCGCGGTGGAAAAAACATCAAGGCCGTGGTGGCTTCTTGTGAGGAAGCCATGCAAACCATCGCGGGTGAACATCAGGCTTCATCCGTACGCGTAAACGTGTCCGAAGACCACTTTCTTCGCAAGGGTTCCTACTACAAACTCTTCACTATCAAGAATAATGCACCTACTGAAAATCATGTCATGATTTCTGTATCATGCATCTACGGAGGAAACCCTAATGACATCTTCAAGGTCGTCAAGCCCATCATCATTGATAGCGTCGTCAATATGTTCCCACCTGAACCGGAACAAGTTGGTGCGGTCGAGCTAAATTTCCTAGGTGGAGACAATTTCCTAGTCAACGTCCAGGCCACGGCCGATATGTTCCTCTCTTCTATTGAGGAAAGCACGGACGAAAATGGTTGCTACGACCCGAATGGTGGTAATAGTTCACCATCTTACTCACCTAGTTCTCCTACATACACTCCATCATCCCCCACATATACTCCATCATCTCCTCAAANATAGACAAAAAACAATATAAAATTTAATAGACAAAAAACAATATAAAATTTAATAGACAAAAAACAATATAAAATTTAATAGACAAAAAACAATATTTTTTTATTCTATGGGATAATTATAATTAAAGACTAAATAATATATTTATATTTATATGGATAATTTTTTTTATGATATTGTTGATATAATAAGAGATACTAATATAAATGAATTTATAGAATATTCTAATAATTTATTTGATAATAAATTATCTTTTGAAGATATATATAAATATATATCATTATTACAACCCATAAAAAAATATATATTATTTATAGTACATTTTATTAGATCTTATAAGGGTGAAAAAAAATATAATTATGCTATTCATAAATATATAAAATGCAAATTTATTATAGATGATTCTATATTATTAAATGATTTTAAACATGTTTATTATTTAAATGATTACATGTTAACTACTATACTTTTAAATACAAAAGGTGCTTCATCAGAATATAAATTACTTATTAACTATTATAATTATATATTAAATAAAAATAAACTAAATTTACTGATATCTAAACAAAAACTTAATTATTCCCATAGTTTAAATAAATATTTATCTAATGATTTAATAGAAAAAATATGTGAAGAATATATTATATCAAATTATAATATTATATTGAAAAAAGTAATAAATGAATGTATTTTTATAACTAAAAATCAGTATATAAAATATTATAGATTATTCGATAAACCTAATAGAGTATACGGTAAATCTTGGAATTTTGATAATTATTTATCAAATAAGAATTTTAGACCTTGTTCATATATAATATATAATTTACAAATTTTACCATACTTATTTGATAAACATAATATTGATTGTAAATGTGATAGATGTTTATATAATATAGATTACCCTAGAATAAGGTATATATTTAATCATTATAATAATCCTATATCAGGTCATTATTCAAATTATTTTAATAATTATATTAAATTAATATTAAATATTAATATTAATAGAGGTTTAAATTATAATAATAAATATAACAAACATCATTACAATAATGATTTTATTTTAGGATTTCATAGAAAAGATAAAAAATATAAACATATTATATTAAAAAATAATACATCAAAATGGCACCAACTCATAAAGATATGGAACCAAACTTTCTAGTTTTTTTATAATTTTTATATAATGGATCAAATATATGATTATTATCTCTCATATAAGTATAATATGGATAATTATATGCGGTTACCTTATTAAGGTCAGTGATTGCCTTTACTTCTAATTCTCTAACATCATTTCTAAATTGTTCATCAGATAAAGTATTATCATTTAAAATTCTAGTATTCTCGATATTTAACCCGTTATAATTACAACAAAATTCATTATTATTAGTATTTATATAAGAGGCATTATTAAAAACATCCAAATTACTGGTATATTTAATCATATTATTTATAACTTTACCATTTAATTTATCAATTATTCCTGGCAACCCTAATTCATTTTCTTTATTTCCCTTAAAAATTTTAATATAGTCATCCTTATCAACATAATTATAATCATTTACAGTTAATAAAGAAGGGTCATATTTTTTATTAAATAATTTTAATTGATCATTTGAAAAATGTTTCATTCTATATTTATTACTTTTGGTGAAATTTTTTAAATCAGCTGTATAATTTTCATATGTTTTATCATATATATCAGTTCGTTGTTTTACATAATCATTTATATAAATATTATATGCTAAATTTTCATTTTTTAAATTATTTTCTATTCTATCTTTATTTTCTTTGCTTACTACATTATCATCAGATAATATGGACCTAAAAGCATTATATTTATAACTATGTATGGATTGTCCTTCTATTAATTTATTATAATTACAATAAATCAAAGCTATTACGAATATAATTATTAATATAATTAAATACATATATAATATATCATATAATATTATTATTATTTTCTAAATACAATTCATTTTATTATTTTTGTAATATCGTATAAGTTTTCGTAACTCAAGTCAACGTAATAATTATTCATAGTTATATTATATAATATTAAAAATTTGATTTTTTTTTGATATACTTTCAAATGGAAGATAATATATCATTTGATACGCCTGAAATATATAAAAAAGATATTAAATCATTCGATAAAATTATAGACGAAATATATTTATATTTATATAATTTAATTAAAAAAGATATAAAAGAAAACATTAAAAATAATAATAATAATAATAAAGATGAATAATTTAATAAGTTTTTCAGAATTCCTAAATTCTTTGAGTAACGTGGATGTTTTTAATAGATCGTTCCAAGAACAAGAAATATTAGTCAAACCTTGTTCGGCTAGTTTTATAGATAATTTAGAGAAAGTTTTAATGACAAATGAAGATGTTGATAACAATTTATGTTGCGCTATATGTCAAGATAGCTTTAAAATGGGAGAAACAGTTATGAGACTCCCTTGTAAAGACCCTCATTATTTTCATTTTTCAGAAGATCCAACTATATGTGCTGGTATATTACCATGGTTTAAAGAAAATAATTCGTGTCCTATTTGTAGAGAAGAATTTCCAAAAGAAGCAGAAGTTAAAAATGATCCACCTCAAAATGCGCTAACTGATAATACTGATAATACTGATAATACTGATAATACTGATAATACTGATAATACTAATAATTCTGATAATACTGATAATACTGATAATACTGATAATACTGATAATACTGATATTAATTCTGAAATAGACGAAGCACTAAATAATATTATTCAAAATATTTATATTAATAATATACGGCCTGCTCCTATTCATAATAATCCAATGCATGTTACTTTCGTCCCAATGAATAGACCAGAATATAATTATGATCCAGATCTACAAGAAGCTATATGGCGTTCACTTGAAGAATAATTAAATATGTATACATACAAATGAACATTCAAAACGTAAGCACCGTCCCTAAATATTTAGATAATTTTTTACAAGCCAATAATAAAGCATTAGATGAAATTTATGAAGAATCTGTTAAAGTAATGGGTGACGGGATATTATCATTAAAATGTAAACAATCTGAGAATAAAATTGATGTAGCATTTATGAATGAAGAATTAATTTTAAATAATTTCCCAGTAGAAACTTGGGAAAATTTAAAAAGTAATAGACAGAATAAAAAATTATATATTATAGAAGACTTAGAAAAATCTTCTATGTTTATAGTATATATTTAATGATTTTAAAAATATTATTTTTTTTAATACCAATAATATTAATTTTGTTTATATTATTTTATTCAAATGATAAATATTCTTCGTGTATATTTAATCCAAAAACAAATAATTCATATATTTATATAGATAGTAAACAAAATATAAAAAATATTCAAAAATCATTAAATAATCAAGATAATGTTTATTATATTGATAATGGAAATTTATATTATAATAATAAATTAATAAAAAGATTAGTAGAATGTTCAAAAGATAATATGAATTTTATGATGAATAAATATGGGGTTGGGATTGTTAATTAATGCACACGGGACTAATCATCCGAAGGCGGGCACGGGGCATGGGTGTGTAGGCGACCCAACTGTAGAGGGGGCAGCGTACTATTTCCATACAAGCTAAACATGTTGACGCAGTCTGTCTTGGTGACGCCACTGGCGAGTACTTGTTGTTGGTATAACTCGCATTCCTCAGTCAAAAAAAATCAAAAATCGAAATAAAATAAATTAATGAGTTAATAAATTAATAAAAAGATTAGTAGAACGTTCAAAAGATAATATGAATTTTATCATGAATAATCAACGCCCTGCGCGATCCAGCTGGCGCGGGATTATCAGCTCATTGGTTTTCGTAGAGAATCCTTTGACATGTTTACATACCCCGCTCTTTTTCTTGAATGTGTATCCCTGGTCCGAGTAGTCGGAGTCAGTGTGACACTTATTCTTACATGCATCAG